CGGTGTTTGGGCTGCACTGGCTACACCACTGGCAATAGCTTCACCTTTCTTGGCTGTAGTTAATGCTACAATTTGTGGGATAGCTGCTGCTACAGCACTAATCAAATTAGCACCCCAACTTAACCAAGCTGCTGCACCTTCATTGGTCATATTGGTTACAGAACCCATAATAGAAGCTATTGCACCTAAACTTTGTGCATACTCATTATTCAGTTTGATATTCTTATTAGTAATAGGGCTACTAAACTTAGGAAGTGAAGTAGGAATTTCTGGCTTCCTAGCCATATCAGCTAAACTACCTCTTTCATCATCCAGCTTTACATTAGGTGCATTAGGATATTTGTACTGGAACTCTATTACCCTCTTCTGTTCAGTAAGGTCTTGAATTTCCTTATATAGTCTGATTCTGCTTTCTGGGCTTATCTCCAATGTCAACTGTTTATTTAACAATGAAAGTCTGTTATTAATATCAGCCAATGAACCTTCTGGAATACTGGTTCTGTTACTACTACCACCCGTACTAGTTGAAGATAATGCCGATTGTAATTCCAGTGTGCGTTTATCAAAGTCAGCAGCCCTCTTTCTAAGGTCATAACTGTATTCATAATCCTTTAACATCTGCTGCCTATCCTTATCATCATCATTATTAAGGATTCTCATCTTCTCCAGTTCCTTATTCTGCTGTTTTAACAGCTTTATCTTTTCTGTTATATCCTTATTTTCTATTCTAGTAGTAAAAGCACCAAATGTAGTACCATAAGTATTGTAACTGTATTGTTGGCTTTCTAACTTTGCTAAATCATTCTTATAAGCATCCAAAGCCTGCTTCTCTGGTCTGCTTGAAAAGTCATTGTTATATAAGGATAAGTATTTCTCCACATCTTTAGTAGTCCATCCATACCCCTTATATTGTGTTTCCAAAGACTTAATAAGTGCTTCGTCATTACCAGCAGACACATCTGTAATATCTATCCTATAATCAGCCTTTAATGTCTGTAGCTGTTCAAAAGCCTTCTTACGTTCTTCCAAACTTTTTGTTTTATCCCTTATAATAGCTTCCAGTTCTGTAAACTGGGCTTCAAATCTCTTAGTGTTAAAATCCATAGTCAGTTTAGCATCAGCCAAACTATCCCTTAAAGCACTAAGTTCCTTTAAGCCTTTAATAGTAGAAAACAAACCGTCTTGGAATGCACTCAGTCACCATTACTAAGAGATTGAAAGAATACATCTATAGTACCTTTACAGGCATTTATAGTATTGTCCCATTCATCTCCTAAAGCCTGTGAACTATGTGCCCATTTGTTAAATGCTTCCCCAGCAGTCATAGCCAGACCTAAAGCACCAGCGAACCTTCCTATAGTGGCTGTGATATTCCTTCCTACCTGCTGAAACTGCTGTACTTGTTGTGTGGACTGTCTTATATTGTTATCAAATTGACTACTATTTAATAATAGTCTGGTTACTAAATCAGCCATATTTAATTATGTGTTGTATATTGTTTAGCTTTCTCTTTCAATCTCTTAATATCTTCATTACTAATAGATGTTTCCCCTGTAGTATCATTGTCCCAAGTAAACTGTATTATATCAGTAGGCTTTAATTTCTTGGTACTGTTACATTGTGCAATAACATAAGCCACCATTCTAGCCTGTTCCCAGCTATTTCTGTCCTTCCTATGTAGATTGCTAATCAATGGTTCTAACTCATACATCTGCATCTTATCTAGTACATATTCTGGGTCTAGTCCACTTTCTATTACTAAGGCTGAATATATCTCCTTAGTGGTTAGGACTTTTTTTTAGCATCCGTATTATTAATAATGAATAGCTGCTGCTTCTCCAGTTCCTTCTTTAAGAAGTTCTGGAACTCTACCATAATACCCATATCTTCATCTATGGCTTCTATCAGTTCCTCAAAGGTTAGTGAACTGTCTGGATTATTAGCCATTAAGACACAGTAGAAGAATAGATATTCATCTGTAATAGTCTTTAGCTCAAATGCCTTACCTGTAATCTGTTCATAGATGAATAAGGCTCTAAGTGTATATTTCAGTTTGTAGTTTTGTCCTTTAATAGTCATATCAATAAGTATTTAAAAAGAAAGCCTTTACACCTCCATAACCTAGAGATATAAAGGCTCTATATTAAGCTGTAGCAGTCTTTGCAAGTGCTCCCACACCTTCAAATGATGCTGTGAATGTTGCATTATCTCCGTTAGGTGCATTGGCTTCCAAAGCTGTGATAATCACTTTGCCAGAATATGTACCAGTAGTAGAAGGCAACCAACCGCCTTCGGGTACTTCATCCTTCTTTGCTGCATAATCTTTCTCTAAGCAGAATACAGCTTCAATAGGTGTTCTAGCTGTCAACTTATCAAATAACTGGTCAAAAGTCATACCTTCACCGTCATTAGAATAAAGGTTCTCGGTACTACAGTTCCAGCTAATCTTTCTGGCTGCTTTAGACACCCATTTGCCACCACTATCCTTAGAAGTGGTTTCTACTGTTTCTACGTTTATACTTAGTTTGTGGCTTGTTGCAAATGCTATAGATTTACCATCTATAAACAGCATCAAATCACCACCATTAATTACTTGTCCTGCCATTTGTCTTTATATTGAATGTAAGGTTCTGAATGAATGTATCTTCTATGTAATCCTCATCTGCATTTGTCATTCTAATATCGTGTATGTTAATACCAGAATAGTTACCCTTCTTACCTTGTAAGGCATCCTTTACCAAATCAGCAATTTCTATAGATTCATTGTACTTATCAGAAGCTATAACCACTTCCACATAAGTATCTTCACTATATGTAAATCTATCCTTACTATCAGATGGTTCTATACTTGTTCTTCTATAAACAATGAATGGGAATGTAGTACCAGTATCAGCTATTAAAGGGTAAATTTTATGTCCTACACTATCTATAACCTTTGCATCATTACTAAGGATATTATAGATAGCTTTACCTACTTGTAAACTCATCGTCTGTTCCTATTAGCTATTCTCTGAATTGACTGGCTTATAAGGTTATCCATATTATCAAAGATTTCCCTTTCCTTATTGGCTTTAGCTGTTCTAAAGAAATGTGCTGCATTAATACTACCTCTATTGGCTGCTGCTCTCTGCCTTCTAATAGGATTCCGACCTCTAACAGATGCAGTATTACTACCAGTGGTTCTTCTAACTCTAGTGCCCAGTTCAAAGAACTTCAATCTAAAGTCACCCATAATATGTACTTTAGCTTCTTCTCCGTTTCTATCAGCATTAGCTTTGATTCCACTTATTAAGGTCTTACCATTCCACCAGTTTCTACTAGAAGCTGCTCTGCCTAAAGTCTGCCTTAGCTGTCTTTTAGTTTCACCGACTAAGATACCAGCACCCTTTCTTAAAGCACTTCTATAAACCTGCCTTTGCTGCCTGCTTGTCAAATCTGCAAACATAGAAGTAACCTGTCTGGCATCTACTTCTATATTATTCATTTATCAATTCAGTTACTATGGTTATTGATTGCTTATATAATTCTCGGTTAATACTAAGAATCCTGTACTTATTGCCATTCCAGATAATTCGCATTTGCTCATTAACTTTGTGATATAGCCTTATAGTAAAGGTAACTGTATAGCAGTGGATTATTTCATTATTCTGGTTCTGTCTGTTCCCAGAATTATAAGTAACCTGCGCTCTGGTACTTATAGCATCCTTCCAGTCTATACCATTAGCCCCATATACATCTTTTAGTGTTATAGGTTCTTGTATGGTAATTGGATAATTTAATAGTCCTGCCCTCATTTTATTTCATAGTGTTTATAAAGTCCTATAAGGTATTCATAACTATAAGGCAGTTTAACTACCGAACCAAATGCTACAGGCTCTCTATTAGCATATAAGTTACCTATCATTAGTAACATAGCGTGAATTATAGCAGGTGGTAAAGTACCACCTGTTTCTAATTCATCTAAAGCTATGTCTAAATGTTTAGATACCGAATCCTCTGCTACAGCTATTAAGTCCAGAATGTACATATCATCTGCCCTAAAATCCTCATCTACTAGCAGGTGTTTCTTTGCTTGTTCTAAAGTTATATACATAGCTTACTACTTATCAATAGACTATAATTAGGCTTTAAGAACCTTCTTAACAAATGCTTCTGCTCTTCTAGGCTTAGCATCAAAGTAAGCATTGATAACAAGTCTTACCTTACCGTTAGCAGCCTGTGTATATGGGTCTACAGTTAAATCAATTCCACCCCATTGACCGATAACCAAATCAGCGAAATTACCATAAACAATACCCTTACCTGCAACAGCAGAAGTACAAAGAACTGGATAACCGTTTACCTCATTACCTTCCATTATGAAAGAATTTTGATTCTTTGCAGTAGATTTTAATACAGCCTTGGCAGAAGGTGAAACAATAAACTTAATATCACCTCTTACATTCTTCTCACCTAATGTAGCTTCCATATTTACAAAGTCCGCATAAGTAACAGCAGCAGTATCAGCAGTTACACCGTTAAGCATACCAGCAGGTTGTGTAGCAGAACCAGCAGCAGTACCCAAAATAGTAGCTTCCAACTTATTAGAAATAGCTGCTACAATATCTCTCTTTAGCATTTCTTCTGCACTATTAGAATCTTGAATTAAGAATTGCTTAGATACGTCAATATAAGCAGTAAGTCTTTTAGGCTCTAGGTTTACTTCACTGAAAGTACCTGCACCATCAGAAGCAGCAGCGACTTCACCAGCCCAGCCTACATTTGAACCAGAATAAACAGGAATAGAAACATTACCTATAAGTCCAGTCATATAAGAAGCACCAGCCTGTGCCAATACTAAACTTGCTCTCAATGGTTCTAGAATACCTAACTTATCTTCTGCTACATTCTCCTGCCCTGCTGTAGCTACAGTAGCCTGTATATTTGCTCTTTCTTCAATAGGAAGTACAATCTGTCCGCTATAAGATTGACCTGCCTTTCTCATTTCAGCGATACCAGCACCTACTACTTCCTGTGCTCTCTCATCTAATTGTCTGTTATTGGCTACATCATTGATAGCCTTTAAAAGTGAAAACTTTTCCTTCATAGTATTAGTTGTATGTGTTGTTTGTTTAAGGTTATCTTCTTCAATCTTCCTAATCTGAATATCTATATCTGACACTTCTTTAGTAAGTGCATCAAGTTCTACCTGCTCGCCAGCATTTAACTTCCTTACTTCCTTCTCTGCACCAGATATAATTTCCTCTGCTCTCTTTTTAAGCAGTTCCTTTTTGTCCAGTAGTTCTAAGGTGTTCATTAGTTTAACTTACTCCTAAGTCCAGCGAAGTAATCTTTTAAATCCTCGCTCTCTAAATCCTGCATCTTTCTTAATGCTACAGATGTATCTGGATATGCTTCTTTATATACAGGTGATACATCGAATAATTCTTTGAAGCTATTGATAGTTCTTAAATAACTACCATCTTCCTTCTTAGTCCAAGTATCTTTACCGATAGTAAAGGCGAATGAAGAAGTACTAATATCTCCCCTTCTAAGACCTTCTAACAGTTCATCACCTAAAGCAGTGTTAGGTGCTTCAAACCTGTATTTAAGCCCAATATCATCTATAGAAAGTTCTAGGCTTCCAGTACCGTATTTAGACCTGGCTAATATACCTCTGTCCTCATTATGATTCAGTAAACAAAGTATATCAGACTTTTCTAATATACCTTCTAAGGCTGTAGGTTCTATTACTTCAATAAAGCCACCTAAATCCCTAGATTGCTTACCGAATACTAAAGCATAGCCTTCTACTGTTCTGGAATCCATCTTTACAATTTCATTACAGTTTCTTAGTTCTCTCATAGTGTTGTTATTATTCTAATAGAATCCAACCAGTATTATCTATCTGATTCTGTAATGCTGCTACTTGCTCTTTAAGCAGTCTGTTCTGTTCCTCTAAGGATTCAACATACTTTCTTAATGCAGAATCATCATAGTTACTAAGACTAGCTAGTTTTTCTTTCTCTGGTGTTGTATAGTCATTAGTAGATAACTGTTTGCCTTCCACTTTATCTACTTTAACATTGACAGCTTCTCTAATATCAGAATCATCATAAACAGTATCAGTAAACTTAGCATTAGCAGGTACATCACATTCTACTGTATGTCCGTTTACAGTATCAGCATTACCGCCATCAGCAGGAACTTTAGTAGGAATACTATCCTTTACCTTCTTTAGTTCATCCTGTAAATCGGTTTGCTTAGTAATATCACCTTCTATAGTTCCCCATACAGCATTAACTGTACTACCAATCTTGGCACTGATTCTATCCAGTTCTAATACAGCTTCTTTAGTTGCTCTCTGTAGTTCCATTACTTCAAATAATAATTAGTCTGCCCTTTAACTACCTCATCATAATAAGCATCATTAAACATAGCATTAGGACTTTTAAAGCTGTAGCTGTAATAGATTAGTCCAGATTGTAGCTTATCTAGGTCAGATGAATTAATAACCGCCTTATCTATTCTATCTTCTTCTACTATACCAGTCAAATCACCACCTTTAAAACTACATTCTATAAACTCTGCTGGGTTTGTGGTGTAAAGTCTAAGTATAAATTCAGAAGTGTTTCTTACCCTAAAGGGAATACCGTCCTTATCTTCCAACTTAATATTGAATACTAAGTCAGTTCCCTTGTAAATTGTCTGTATCATTGATTATATTGTTATTAGATGGAATGTTATTAGCAGCATTTTTAATCTCCATTAGATTAACCTGTATAAAGTGAGAATCCCCACCATCTATAGCAGGTAAATCCAACTGCTTTCTAATCTCATTGGCACTAACCACACCGATATTAAATAGTGTATTGTAATAGTTTGCTAAAGACTGCTTGTCTGCTCTTAGTAATACAGAAGTATCAAATCTTACATCTATTCTACTTCTTTCAGAAGGCTTATACAGCTTCCTTTCAAACTCTAATTCTATCTTCTCTAGTAATGGTGATAATGTATCAGTAAGAAAAGCTAGCTGGGTAGCCTCAACAGTACTATAACTGCTCTTGGATAAGTCAAATGCTTTAACTGGTGAAACTCCGAAGAACCTACAAATATCAATTACATTAAACTGTCTGGTTTCTAATAGTTGTGCATCAGCAGGATTCACTGTAATAGGTTGAAAGTCCATATTACCTTCTAATACAGCCACACCATTAGGTGTACCAGTAGTAGGACTAAAAGCAGTCTGCCAGCTAGTTTTTAAATCTACCTTCTGCTTACCAGTTAAAGTAGATTGTACTTTAAGAATACCAGCCAGATTAGCACCACCTTTAAAGAATCCTTGTGCGTGTGATTCAGAATCTGTAGCCAGTCCTAAAGTCTGTCTGGCGTGTTGTAAAGTACTGATTCCAGTAATACCATCATAACTAAAGTTCAGTATATGAATCATATTGCAAGGCTCTACAAGTCCTTTAATACCTACAACACTATATCTAATTCCGTCCTTCTGTTCAGTAATAGTAACATAATCTGGCTGTAAATAATGAAGTGCTACTGCATCTCCTTTAGCATCTCTTTCTATATAAGCATATCCATTACCTTTAAGCAGTGTACTTACTATCAAAGTCTTTATGAAAGTAAACCTGCTCATCTTATTGTTCGGCTCTTTGTTCAGTAAGTAGTAGGTAGGATGCTTAATAAACTTTTCTTTATAACCAGAATCAGTAATATAATATGGCTCTAACGGAAGCTGTGCTACTGCATCACTAATAACATCTACACACCTGTAGACTGTAGATAATAACATAGCCTTATTAGTGGTATAGCTGCCATTCATATTATACATTAAGGAATCACAGAATAACCCTCTGGTTTCCTGTTCTGGTTCTTTCTTTTTAAACCAATTAGTAAAAAGTCCCATTAAATAGTTAGTATTTCATTTGTGTAATGTGGTGTTCTCAGATACATACCTAAAGCCTGTATCATTGCTATAGTTCCATCTATCTTCTTCTTATCTACTGCCTTATTCGGTTTAACATTACCATTATAATCAGACTTCAAAGTAACATTTCTAAAGCAGTACCTATTTATTTCATTGTTATCAATAACTGCCTTACCAGATAGTATCAGCCTTTCCAATTCTCTAGTAGGCATATTAAAGTTACCTAGTGTTTGTGGATATTCTTCTAATGGTAATCCCTGCTCTGTAGAATCTATAGCCCATTGTGTAGCATTATACTTATCATATCCTACAGACTGGATATTAACTACATCAGCATATCTAAGCATATCAGTAGTTATATAGTCATAATCGGTAACATTACCACTGGTAACAGTAAGATACCCCTGCTGCTTCCAGTATTTGTAAAGTTCCTTATCTGCCTTATCCTTTAATGCCGATTCTGGAAGATAGTAATGTGTTTTGAAGTAGTAAGTTCCATCCTGTACTACTAAGTAAGCTACAGCAGTTAAATCCGAAGTAGCAGCTAAATCCACACCTACATAGCAATCCATACCAGCAAACTTATTAAGGTTTACTTCCTGACTGCACTTAATAATATAGTCCTCTGGTAGCCATACATTAGAACTGTCACACCATAGATTCAAAGTCTTAGTCTTTACCCCAACCTCATCAGCAGGGTTATTAATAGCTTGCTGTACCTGTCCCCTAATGTATTTGGAAGTTACTGTAATATCCAAGTTTGGCGCACATTTAACCCAGTTCTTTTCATCTCTCCAATTATCATCAGCATCTAAAGAATAGATAGCTATAAACATTTCATCATCCACCTTTAAGCCGTTCAGCACCTCTATAGCTACGGTTCTTAATTGATAACAGGGTAAAGTTTTATCGAAGCCAGCAGTAGTAATAGTACAAAGATGTGGATTCATTCTCATCCCCATACTAGACTTAATAACATCACGTACTTTACTATTCTTAGCAGCGTGATATTCATCCAATAAACCAAAGCTGGCATTAAATCCATCCAGCTTACTATCATCAGCAGCCAATACTTTCAACTTGGAATTAGTAAGGTTAAACAGAATATCAGCTCTATAGGCTGTAAGATACTTACCTTTAGAATCCAATCCCCTACTAAACTTGCTACACATATCAAAGGCTATCTTAGCCTGCTCTTTACTATTAGCAGCCAGTAATACTTCTGCACCATCTTCACCATCAGCTATTAAATAATACAAGCATAAAGCAGCAGCCAAAGCTGTCTTACCCTGCTTCCTACTTACTTCTATATAGCTGCTAGTATATCTTCTGGTAGTAGTTCCCTTCCAGTAGAACCCAACTATATTAGCTATTATAAACTGCTGCCATCCTTCTAAGGTGAATGGTTTACCAGAATGTCTACCTGTATAATGCTTCAATGTGCTAATGAATAGAATGGCTCTATCTACCTTATCCTCTTTAAATTCCAAATCATCCCTTTGCAGGTCATTCTGGAATCTCTTACAAGCCAGCTTAATAGTTTCCCCTGCTATTATTTCACCATTAAGAACCTTACTACAGTATTCATAGTAAAGTTTGGTATTCATTATTAATAATGTTTATTTGTTCTTCGATTTCTTTTATAGTGGTCTTGTATTTAAAACCTGTACTACATAAATTGGGCGTATCTCTAAGTTTAACTAGGCTGTCCCATAGTTCCGTATGCCTTCTTTTAAACTCGGCAAACTCTTTGATAGTATTGTTAGGACAGAACCAGCATCCGCTTCTTTTTATATATTCATAGACTGGGGAAAGCAAGCCATATTCTTTGCATTTTTCTATAGCCATAGCTTCTGTGTATCCATATTTATCTAATAAAGATATATGTGTGCCATCCAGCCTTTGTAGCCTTCTAGTTTCATCTTTAGCAATGCCAATATATTGTATAACTTCTTTCCCTTCAAACTGTTTAAGATACTCTCTTATAGGTCTAAGTTTCAGAATGTTTATTTTACATTTCCCAGCCATAGGATAACCATAATGTTTGCCGACTCTTTTCCCCCTTTGTGTTTTCTTATAAAAGTAGTACAGATAGTCAAATTCATCCTTCACTACATCTACCTTTATTCCCATCTCTCTCAGCTTGGGAATAGCTACTTCATAAACCCATTTAATGTGTTCTGGATATTCTGCACTAATACCATTTTCTTTATCATACATAACTTCCGCAAATACTACTTTGTGCAATGGTTCTCTATTCTCTAATGCTAAAAGAATTGTAGCGATACTATCTTTACCGAAAGAACAGGATGCTATATAGACCTTCTTTTTTCTTTTAGCCATTATCTAGTTTCCTTTCCTTCCTTTATAAACTGCTCAAATGGGTTATATCCGTCCTGTTCTACTTTAGGCAATTTAGTTCTAGCCTTGGCTGTTAGTCCGAACTCCAGCATAACTTTCATAGCTTGTGTTTGAGCATCTTTAGCAATCTTAATAGCTGGGTGTGGTGCTATGTTACCTCTATCACTGGTAACAGTCAAACCTTCATCTTCTAGTTGTTTAGATGCCTTAATGAACATACTGTAGTTTCTAGCCAGCATCGTTAAAGCTGCACTATCCACATTCTCCAACATACCAGTATTATCTAGCTGTTCCAGTACATTTTGCATATATACCTTAGCATCCTTTTCAATGTCCTTTGGAATAGTGTAATTTATCATATTATAGTCTATTTAATTTTTATAATTTATAAAGCTATACAACGGCTTTAATAGGCTTATAATCACTATAATACAATTATTAAAGAATGTAAATTATTTATTTGGAAGTCCATTAAAGTATTAGTAAATTTGTAATACAATTAAAGACTAAACTATGGAAAGAAGATGTAATTACCCAATAGAAATTAAAACTAAAATAGACCTAAATACTGACCTGCTACTAACGGAACTACAGCAATTATTAGGCAAAGACAGGTCTAAACTACTAAGATTGATAATAGCAGATTTCTTTAATAGAAATATTGATATTATAGATGAACATACTAACCATAAATCAGATAAAGCACCACTGATAGAAGCCATACTAAAGGACTTCTTCAATTATAACAGGGAAACCATTAACCAGTACATTAAATTCAAGAATGGGAAGACCACCTAAATCAGTCCTTCTACAGTATATATATGATTACGGACTAGACAAAGCAGCAGCATTATTTCACATTGATACAGAAACAGCAGATAAGATAATTAACTGGAAGCCACAATATGACCAGTACAGCTACAATACAGTAATAGATAAGCCACTTCATAGAAATGCTTCTAAGATAGCTAATATAATAGCTAAGCATTATTCCGAATTAGTAAAGCAATACACTACATACTATAAAGATACTATCTATATGTCCCAGACTGTAGAAGATTTCCTACAGAAAGCAGTAATAAGATGTATGGAAGTAGGACTGGAAGATGTAACAGAAGAATCTGTATTAGCATTACTAAGAGTACAATTCAATACTATAAGATGCTATACTAAGAAGTCCAGCTATACAATGAATAGTAAATTAGCACCATTGGAAGTACAGAATGAAGAAGGTGAATACATAATACCAGCAGAACTATATGCCATACCTAAAGAAACCGAATAAGCAGCCTTCCAGAACATTTAACAGGGAAGAAAGACAGAAGATATACCAATCTACCAAATGGAAGGAATTAAGACTAGCTAAGCTAATGCAGCAGCCATTATGTGAACTCTGTTTAGCCAAAGGCATTATTAAGCCAGCAGAAGATATTCACCACATAGATTCCTTTATGAATTATACTGGCACTAAAAGACTAGCCAAAGCATTTGACTTTAATAACCTTATGTCTATTTGTAAAGAGTGCCACGCAAAAGAACATCACTATGAACATTAAATTAAGCATACCAGTATTACAAGCATTAACCAATAATGAAGCATTTACTTACTTCTGCACATTAGTAGCCATTAGTAAGAATCCAGATAGTACTATTAAAGATATAGTAAGAATAACAGGTGTTAGTGAAACTACCATCTTTAACCATCTAAAGAAGTTTGAAGAAGTAGCCAACCTAACAATAGATAGAACTGGATGCAGCAATAAGTATAGCTACACAGAACCTACCAAGTTCTTTGTAACCATAGATAGCAGCCTATTAGATGCAGATGTAGATAGAAATGTTATCGGCTTCTTAATCCGATTCAAATGCTGGTCACGAATAGCATCCAATATAGTAGATTTATCTCTGAATAGAATAGTTCACGAAATAGGGGTACAACATAATACAGTATATTCAGCTTTAGAAGCTGGTCTAGTGGAAAGAAGCAATAAGAAACTTTACTTTAAGTTCATTCATCCATCACTTTGCATACTGTAACACAAGAATATAGCTGTTATAGCATCCTCAATACAAATTTTAAAATTTGTTACAATTAATTTGCGTATGTCAAAATCTTTCACTATCTTTGTATTACAATAAATGAAGGAAACTATCATACTGAAACATAGATTTTAATTCGATTTTCTAAGTGGACTGGCTAGCTGATTAGCCAGTTCTTCCACTTAAATTATTCCTAAAGTTTTATTTTATATGTGGGGTGGTGCAATGGTAGCATATTAGGCTCATAACCTAATGCTCTGGGTTCGATTCCCAGCCCCGCTACTAATACTAAATATAAGAATCACAAAGTTATTACCATAAGTACCTTTTGAGCATATTTTAGGTACTGATTGTTAATTATTCACCATAATTTTAAGTTTGGGTTAGTTAAGCGTAGAATAGTAAGCGTAGTGATACGCTTATTATTTTATTCTTAGATGACCAATATTTGGTAGCGAAACCTCAATCTTCTATAGAAAGAATACCTAAAAATGGTCACACCAATAATTCAAACTCCAGATGCTTCTAAACTCCAGATTTTAAACCGACTAACTAAACAAACAATTTACAATTATGACAAACATTATTATTACTAAAGAGTACAAGTATTTAGGTGAATATCCATTATTCAAAGAGAATGGTTTACCAGTAGGATATTTAATAGATAAAGGTAAAGTAGGCTGTGGCGGAACATCTATAGCTTTAGAAGATGGTAAAGATACTATTATATGTGTTCCTTTTGTATCACTAATTAAGAATAAGATGCAGAAATATAATACAGATGGTAAGGTTAATGTACTAGGTGTTTATGAAGGTGTTACCACATACGAAATTAGAGAGTATTTGAATACTAAGAAAGGTGCTAAAAAGATTATGTGTACTTATGATAGTTTAGCTAAAGTTGCTGGCATTACTGGTTATAACTACTTCTTACTAATAGATGAACTACACCTGTTATTTATCCAGTATGTCTTTAGAAACAAGGCTGTAAGGACTGTACTAGATGAATACAAGAAATTCAAAGAATGGTCTTTCTTAACAGCTACCCCTATTGAATATGATTTAATGCTGGAAGAACTAAAGGATATTCCGACCTTTAAGATAGACTGGGAAGATAAGACCGAAGTAAAGGTAAATGCAGTACAATGTAAGTATGTAGGTGCTACAGTGAAGAAAGTTATCAATGATTTCTTAGAAGGTAAAGTATTCGGTAATGCCCACTTCTTTGTAAACTCGGTGGAATTTATTGCTACTATGATTAAGAACTGTAGCCTTACTAATGAGAATACCAGAATCATCTTTAGCAAGAATAATGAAAGCTATAAGCATACTTGTCAAGGTGTTACTAACGGTGAAACTACTGACCCTGTAAAAAAGATAAACTTTTATACTTCCACCTGCTTTGAAGGCTGTGATTTATTTGATACAGAAGGTAAAATTTATATCATCTCTGAAAGCACTAAGGCACAAACCTTAATGGATATTAGTACACAGGTAAGACAGATAGCAGGTAGAATTAGAAATACCCAGTATGCAGATACTATTACACATCTTTATAAAGCTACCAGATACAATACAGACCTTACTTATGAAGAATATAAGCAGGTAGTTCTGGAAGAAGAACAGAAAGCCAAATCATATATTACTAAGGTTAATAGTGATAAGGAAATTAAGGAAGGAACTAAAGAAAGTATCTATCATTACATTTGGAAGGATGAAGATACTGGTGAATTTGTATTTGACCCTAATAGGATGAAACTAGATATTTATAACTTCAAGGTACTTAACCATACATACAGTTTACAAATCAATTTAAGTACTGAATATAATAAGGCTGGTATGGCTGTAGGATGCAGTACAGATAAGACTTCTGATAAGCTATTAAAGAATGATTCAGCCAGAACTACCTTTAAGGATGCTATAGAAGAATATGATTCTATAATGCAAAGAAAGGAAGGTATGGTATTCAGTCTTACAGATGGTGACAGATTAGCCTTATTAAAGAAGAAGTATAGCTATATCAAAGATGCTTATGAACTACTAGGTATGGAACAGATTAGGGAACTTAAATATCATACTTCACATATTCAAAGACTTCTTATTAGTATCTCTGAAAAGATGGATAATAATGCTAAGGTAGCTAAGTTACTGCTTACTATTCCTGCATTTAGAATCGGTGAATTTATTCCTTCTGCTGATATTAAAGATTGCTTGAATAGTATTTATGGCACATTGGGAATTAAAGGAAAGGCTAGTATTAAAGACTTTGAAGAATATGCTACTATTAAGAAAGCTAGAAAGAAGATAGATGGCAAGTATTTAAGAGGTTATATTATTCAGTACATTAAAATTAGGTAAGATTAGAGCCAATAATCAGACCTAAGATAGTGTTTAAATGAATTATTAAAATTATTGTAATTTAGTTTTGATATGTAAAATAATATTATTATATTTGTAATACGATAAAGAGTTATATGGGAATGGCTTTATCGGTCTTGTTAGTAAGTAAATAGTTCCTATTTTACTACTAATCAAAGTAATAATACTACAGATGCTTCTAATACAAAGATTTTCCTTATAGATTACCTTACTACATAGATTATTTATTTTATAACTAACTTCGTTATTCATTCGTAAGCATTGTAAGGCGGTCTGTGAAGATAGCCTTACTTTACTTTGATTATTAACTACTTAAATTATATATACTATGTTTACAACCTATGTATTACTAACATTCTTAGCAGTTCTAATGTATTTCCTTATTAGGACTGTAGTAAATGAGATTAAGCAACATATCACAGAAGAAACAGATAGGGTTATTAAGTCTATTAAAGATAAGAACTATGTGGGTAGATGAAGAAGGAAATGCAGTTATATCAGAATCAGATGAAGCATTAAATATATTAAGTGAATGAAACGTATGTCAGAACAAACTATTAACGCAATTATTAACTACTTAGTCCAGCAGCCTTATAAAGATGTGGCTGGACTGTTACAGATGGTACAGCAGGATTTACAAACTAAAGAAGAACCTGCTAAAGAAGAATAACCCATTAGTCTGTAAATGGTATATGGTTAATGTGAATGGCTAATGATTTATGTATAATGGAATACAGGCTAGTACAAACTACTAGCTTAAATGGACAAATTTTATGAATTAGAACTAAATGGAAGGAAACTATTAGAATCATTTTTAATGCAAGTGGGTGCTACTAATCTGCATCCTACAGAAGATAAATATGCACCAGTGGACTACTATTTTACTTATAAGGATAAGAAGGTAGTAGCCGAAATAAAGGTAAGAGATATTAAGTATGAAGGTTATGATACTCACTTAATGGAAGTATCTAAATATAAGTCCTTAGTGAAGGATAAGAAAGATAGCCAGTCAGATACAGCATACTACATTAACTTCTTTACAGATGGAACTAAAGTTAATGCCTATTGGTATAGTACCAGTACTATCAAGAACTATGGTACTATAGATTATAAATACTGTCCGACTACTACAGCAGCCGATAACGGTAACTACTATAAGAAGGTTATTATGATTCCTTCTAATAAGGCTCAAAGATTTACCTTAGTAAATGGTAGGTGGTCTAAGATGAATTAACTATATTTGCTCAAACTATAAAATTATTGATTATGAAGAAATTATTACTGTTGTTATTTGTTATATTCAGCATTTCTACTAGCTATGCCCAGATTACTACTACAGTTACTAATAATGGTTATTGTAGGAATGAAGCCACTGGGGAACGTCTTAAAGTAAAAAAAGGAACTCAGTTATTAATTGTAAGTGATTGTGTAAACGGTGTTTACAAAGCTATCTACAAAGATGAACCAATCTTTATTAGTTCCAATCTTATCCTTATCAATGAGGAATTAAAGGCTAAAGAAATTGCTAGACTGGAAGCTATAACTAAAGAGGAAGAACAGAATAGACTAGACCAACAAGCTGCTAAAAAGCGTATAGAATTGGAAAAGGAACAATTAGCTAAAGAATTTGTAGAAGCAGATATTAATAATAGGGTAACACCAGAATTGATTAGACAAATGTACGGTGAACCAGAATACCATACTGATTATGGTAATGGCTATCATTCTTTTATATATGGGAATAAGCAAATCATACTAAATAAAGGTAAGATGTCCACCATTAGAACTAGCAAATAATTAAGAACCCCAGCTTACTTTAGTCGGTAGGCTGGGGTTTTGTTTTAGTATTCTATCACATAATTATTAATACTACAGATTTCCTTCATATCCTCAAAGGATGCAATAGCATCTAAATCATCTGGTTCATCTAGTAGAAGGCTAGCCATAGGAATATAGAAGAAGTTTCCCAAAGGTGCTGTAGAGGTCTTTAATAATCCGTTTTGCCACTGTGCTAAAGAAGATTGAATATACCAGCATCTTCTTTTGCTATTTCTAGGCTCAAACAGAATACAATAGTTAGTCTGTTTGGATTCTACTTCTAAAATCAGCCTAGCTTTGGTAAGCCTATAAGGTCTGATAACCTTAATATATTCCTTAATAAGTCCTTTCTTCTTTAATGGGTCTTGTTCTATTTTATCCAGAACTTCATCTGTAAAATCGGCTTCTTTAAATCTGGCTATATTACCTTCACAGATAGTAATTTCAGTATTAAGGAACTGGATTCTATTATTATAGCTATCTATTTCCTTATTAATAGCTTCTCTTTGCTCATTAAATATAGCTGTATCATCATCTTCTATATCTAGGAATAGGGCTACTAGTTTCTTCTTCTTAGCATTTAACTTATCAATAGATTTAGCTACTACATCTAGTTCGTCCTTATAAGAAGCTAACTTTTGTTCTGCTTCTTCAATCTTAGATTGTCTTTCCTCTAATGATAGTTCCTGTAATGCTAGTATTTCCTTCTTAGTTAATTGCCATATTATACTTTCTATATTATCTGCATTTAAAGTAATATCAGAAGTACATTCACTAAAGTTGTACTTACTAACACAGCAATAGTTCCAAACTCTGTATCTTTCACCACTTTTATTAGCACTAGCAGTTTTACTTGTATAGGAATCACCACATATAGGGCAGGTTATTAATTTAGCTAATAAATGTACCTTCTTGTCCTTATTTACTTTCTTGGTTTCAGTTGTTCTATTCTTATCCAGTTTAATTTGTACTTTATTATATATAGTAGTATCTATAATGGAATCTACCTTATATATATAGACTTCCTGCTTCTTTGCTTCATCTGGTTCATCTGGGTTTACTAGATTATACCTTTGCTCTCCTATATATCTTCTTTCTCTAAGTAAATTCCTGACTGAACCAGTGCCGAACTTCTTATTAAATTTCTTATCATAGCCACAGGATAACAAGTACCTGCATACAGAAGGAATAGAACCACCATCTTCCAAATATTTATTATATACTAGCCTTACTACTTGTGCTTGTTCTTCATCTACCTGTAATTTGCCGTCTTCATCTTTATA